CTGAAAAGTTTGTTGGCTTATCCGCACGTTTTAATACATTAGACCCTAAGAAAGCTGATAGTGCTAAAAACATTATCGATGCTGGCGGTACTGCAAACCTTGCATCTATGTGGCTTGTAGGTTGGGGCCCTCTTACTGTACATGGTATCTATCCACGTGGTACAGAGGCTGGCTTGCAACAAGAAGATAAAGGTAAAACAACAATCACTAAGCCTGATGGCTCTTTATTCGAGGCATATCGCACTCACTTTGAACAAAACATCGGTTTGTGTGTTCGTGATTGGCGCTATGTTGTACGTATCGCAAATATCGATATGAAATCCATTAAGGAAGATATTTCCGCAGGTCCTAATTTGATTAATTTGATGATCCGTGCAGAAGAAAGAATGCAATCTCTTACAGGCTGCCGTCCAGTATGGTACATGAACCAAGAATTGCGTACATTCTTACGCTTGCAAAAGAATAAAGTACATGGTTCTACTATCACAGAAGATATGGAAATGGGTAAAATGGTTACTCGTGCGAATGGTATTCCTGTTCGTAAAATTGATGCATTGCTTTCCACCGAAGCACGTGTTACTGCATAGTAGAGAGGAGAAAATACATGATTATCGATACTTTAAATACATTCCATTGGAAACGTGAATTATCTGGCAATGTCAGCTCCGATGTTATGGTTACTAGCGGTGATGCTGACCCTAACTTGTGGTTAGTTGTTCGTGTAGATAAAGCATTAACAGGTACTGCATTGATTAATGTGTACACATCTGATACAGAAAACATTGCTAACCCTGTATTGTTGCATGGTATTACATTACCAGCCAATGCACCAGCTGGGTACGAATATAAAGTGCGCTTGGCAAATGGTGTTAAACGTTATACACGTGCTAATGTCAACAATGCAACGGCTGGCACAATTTCTGTATTCTTGACTAGCGGTATCACTAGCAAATAGGGGGTAACATGGAATACATTGCAAAAGTAACTTTGTATCACAATACAAAGGGTTTAATTGAAGAAGGACAAACAGTAGAACTTACAAAAGAAGAAGTAGCTGAATACGATAAAGATTACTTCAATGATTTGTTTGAAGCTGTAGGCGCAGAAGAAACCGAAGATGGCGAAGAAAAGCCAAAGACTAAATCTAAAGGCAAGAAATCGGAAGAAACTGCTGAATAACAGAATGAGGGGTGCTTATGCATCCCTCTTTTTCACTATAAAAAGGGGGCAATATGACACCTACTGATATTTGCAACATGGCTTTGTCATTAATCAATGGCGGTAGGATATACGGCCTTGATGAAGAAACAGAAACGGCTAGACAGTGCAGATTGCATTACGATGCAACACGCAAGATGCTACTATCTCAATATGAATGGAATTTCGCTCGTAAGCGTGAAGAGTGCGTGTTATCTGAACATAAGTTAGCTGGCTATGAATTTGTTTATGCGTATCCTGAAAAGTGCATCCGTATCCTTGGTGTAATTCCTAAAGGGGAACGATTTAAAGCGGAAAGCCAAAAGGAATATGATGTGTTTACTATTGACGATAACACAAAGTACATAGTAAGCGATGTACCGCTTGCGTACATTGACTATGTGTACGATGTGCAAGATATAGATGTATTCAGTCCTGTATTCGTACAGGCCTTGAAATCTAAAATGGGGGCAGAACTAGCCATGCCATTAACTGGTAATAGTGGTTTATTCGACCAATGTTATAAACTCTATCAAGCAGCAACGCAAGAGGCCAAGAGTTTGAGTGCGAAAGAACGTAGGCAAGATATGCCATATATTTCTAACTATGTAAAAGCAAGGAGTTGGTAATCATGAAACCAATGTATATATCACAACTTGCATTTACAACTGGTGAGATTTCGCCTGATGTATCTAGGAGATTTGACCTAGATCAATTCAAAAGTGCGTTGCTATTAGCAGAAAATGCAGTCATTAGACCTTATGGGGCGGTGGCTAGACGGCAAGGTTCAGAGTATATAGGGCAGGTTAAAAACAAGGATAAGTCCACACGGCTATTTGAATTTACGGCAGAAAAGAACAAATCATTCCTACTTGAGATTGGTGAGCAGTATATCCGAGTGTGGCGAAATGGTATCTATACAGGTATCGAACTAGAAACACCATTCGAAAGTGATGTAGTCGATAAATTGAACTGCATCCAAAGTGGTGATGTAATGTTCATTTGTAGTGGTAAGTATCCAGTTAAAACGCTATCACGATATAGTGATACAGACTGGCGATTTGATACATACAAGCTATCAGAGCAACCATACGGCGAAGTCAATATTGACAAAGAAAGTACTGTAATCTTGAATGGCGATACCTTAACCGCCACAAATGATGTATTCAATGCTGATATGGTTGGTTCAGTCATGCAGATTGAACATTTTGTTAAAGCAGTAAGCACCAGTAAAACTGGCGAAGTAATACAACGTACTGAATATGTTACACGTGAAAGACACGGCGGATATAGTAGACTTGTTGGTGAGGATTACAATAATATCAATTACGATGTAGAACAATTCAGTAGTGATGAGGATTTATCATGGAAATTCACATCGCATGGCACATGGAATGGCACTGTAAAAATTCAAATCAGTAACGATGGTGGTACAACATGGAAAGATTACCGAGTGTACACATCTAACAACGATTACAATGTAACGGATACAGGCAAGGTATCGCCTAGTGCTAAATTGAAAGTTGTATCTGATTTGAAAGGTGGTAGCGTTAATGTAGACCTATCATTCTTGCCACATTCTAATTATGGTGTAGTTGAAATCAAAGAATTTGTTGATAGTAAGCACGTTAAAGTCAATGTATTGAATAGCGTTGTAGATAACGAAGCAACCTCTAAATTCAGATTTGGACAATGGGGCAAAGGCCTTGGTTATCCTCGTGTATGTACGTTTTACCAAGATAGATTTATCCTAGCATCTAGTACTCAATACCCTAACTACATATGGTTTAGTCGCACAGGCGATTATTCAAACTTTGGTGTAGAAAAGGTAGGCGGTACCATTACAGATGATAGTGCAATCACACTACCTGTTATTAATCGCAAAATGTATGACATTAGACACTTGATACCTGCTAATGACTTATTGATTTTAACCAGTGGTAACGAATGGATTATAGATGGTTCTAAAACTATCACACCTACTAACTGCAATTTGCGTACACAAACACAACGTGGTGCATCTGAATGTGAGCCACAATACATAGGGAATAGATGTGTATATGTGCAAGCTAGAGGGTGCGTAGTGCGTGATTTAGGTTACTCGTATGAAAGCGATAACTACACAGGGGCCGACTTAACTCTATTCGTTAAACATCTGACAAAGTATCGTAACTTCATTACAAGTGCTTATGCACAAGATCCAGATAGTATCGTTTACTACGTAACAGATGATGGCAATATCGATTGTCTAACGTACATTCCTGAGCAAAAGGTGTATGCATGGTCGCACTTCACCACAAAAGGCAAATACAAATATGCTGAGAGTGTGGCTGATGGCGAACAAGATAGTTTGTATGTTATTGTGGAGCGTGACTTCAAAAGCGGTACAGTGATGTGCATAGAACGATTTGAGCCAATGTATAACGCTGATAATAACAATGTGTACATGGATTGTTACATTCGACAAACTAGCACAGAGAATATCAACACTATCACAGTACCTCATCTGATTGGTGAGGATGTACAAATCGTTGTAAATGGTAGGGAACGGCCAATTAAGGAAGTACCGCCTACGGCGATTATTAATATCGATGGTAAAGCACAAAGCGTAGCCGTTGGAATTAACTACACTACGCGATTACGTATTCCAAGCATTGAAATGCAAATACAAGATGGTACATTGCAAGGCCGATTATTAACGATGAGTAGGCTATCAATGAACATATTAAATTCGTTTGGTGGTAAAGTCGGAAGAAACTTCAACCATATGGATGACATTTCACTACCGCCACTCAAATTATATAGTGGCGATAAGGTATGTATATTGCCAAAATTCGATGGAGTGTACTCAACCGATGCATCTGTATGTATTTTGCACGAAAAACCTTATCCATTTAACCTTTTAAGCGTTACACGAGAGATAGAAATAGGCGGTGGTTTTCCAAATGTTACAGGACTTTGATATTTGCCCTGTAAGGCACACTTCATTAATTCATGACTTATATATCAACTTACGAGCCATAGACACCTTAGAGGTCAATATAGCGAACCAAAATTTCTCGAATTATGGAAAAAATGATTTTGTAAGGGATATATGTAGTGATGACTACGAAAACCACATTGTAATTGAGAATGATGTACCAATAGCTGTATATGGTATCTCAAAAAAGCCAATCAACGGAATGTACTGCATTTATTTCCTAGGGAATAAGATACTAGATACTAATTTGAAATTACAAAAGGAATTTCTGAAACGAAGTAACGCAATCATAAAAGAGTGGTTATCCACTCATGAATGTTTATTCAATTTCATACATAAGAAAAATAACCGCTCGAAGCGATGGCTAACATCACTAGGGGCGGTTATTCATTCTGATATAACGCATAACGGAATGGAACTATTTACATTAAGAAAGGGGGATGCGAATGTGTAATCCTATTGCATTAATGGCAGGTCAAATGGTTACGCAATTATGGGGCCAACACCAACAAACTAAAGCACAAACTGCAATGTATAACGCACAAGCACAGGCAGCAGAAGCTAATGCACGTATATCTGATAGAAAACAACAGGATATTGCCAATCAAGCACTGCAAGAGCGTGATAAGATGGACAACAAAATGCGGTTGGTGGCAGGTCAGAATACGGCAGAAGCAGGTGCTACAGGGTTATCCATGAGTGGCACACCATTACAATTAATGGCTAGTAGCTACGATGAATATAACAAGGATATTAACAATTGGGAAACTAACAAGAATAACAGTATCTACAATGAATATCTTAATGGGGTTAATTATCGTAATGAAGCTAGTAGTGCAAGAGCGGCTGCATCTAATGCGAAAACGCAAGGGCGATTGCAAATGCTTGGTACTATCTTGAGTGGTGCATCTAGCATGTACGGATTGAAACAACAATATGCAGGTAGTAGTGCAAGTGCTAAAAAATACAAGACTGTATATGGCGGTGATACAACGTTTGATGCATTTAGTGGAATGCGACAAGCGGACACAATGCGAATGGAAAACGGCACAGGGCCATCATCTGTTATTACTGTACGTAAGGTTAGATATAGGTAGGCTGATATGAAACTTGTTAATTATGAAAGCCAAGAACAACTAAATACCATTAATGGACAAATACACAATTACGCAAACGAAATTGCATATGGTGCAGACCAAAGCGGTTTGCGTAGCATCGCTAATGGTATCGCTAATATTAATGAACAATACCAAAAGAAACTCGATGAAGATTTAAATATAGCCTACATGAACGCTGAAACAGATTATAAAAAACGCATTTCAGATGCACTAACAAATGAAGATAGTGGATTGTTACATACCTCATTAGGTGGTGCAGCTAATATCGGATATTCATTCAATGAAATTGAAAGCAAGGCTAGACACGAAATACTAGATAATCTACCTAATAATAATCGAATTAGGGATAGATTTTTAAGAATGGCAGATAACGATACAATCGCTAATAGCACAAGGGTTCAAGTACACGAGCGGTCAGAACGTGAAAAGTACAAGGATGTTACTTTTAATAACAACCTAGACCAGTCTAAACAAATAGCCGTGCTAGGTTTTAATAACCCTAATGTAGTACAAACTGCATTAGATGGTATTGGTAAGAATATCGAATTAATGTATGGTGATCGTGGTGGAGAATTTGTAAAAGGCAAAAAACAAGAAGTATACGATACTATCGGTCAAAGCGTTGTTAATGAAGCAGTAACGAGAAATGATATAAAATATGGTCCACAGGTTATTGCAGCATTACGGCAAGCAGGTGTAAGCGAGGGAATATTAGCCAAGGCTGACGCAGCGTTTCAACAAGTTAATTCGCAACAAACTATCAATGGAAAGATTTCTGGTGATGTTGATACATATGGTGAGGGTGGACGAGAGAAAGCAGCTGATGCATATGTAAATGGACTAAGAAATCAAAACAAAGGCGGTTCTATCAATATTGCTGCATTAGATAGTGCGGTGAATGGTTCTATTGGTAAACCTTATGTGCTAGGTAGTGATGGCGGAGATGCTACCGATTGCGGTAAATTTACGCTTGATACATTAGCAAGTGCAGGGGTTAAGTTAAATTATAGAACGGCTGATGGACAATACCTACAAGCCGAGCAAGAGGGGAAACTCACAACAGATATTTCACAAGCTAAAAAAGGTGATTTAGTATTCTGGCACGTTCCGAGTAATGAAGCTAGATGGGCAACGAGTGATGACCCTAATGCTATTAACTCAGATGATAAAGCCTATAAAGGGGTAACACATGTAGGTGTATATATGGGCGATGGTAAAGTCGCACAAGCTGGCAGTAGCGGTGTATCTATTGTTGGTGCTGATATTTACCCTATAGTTGGTATTGGTAAGTTTAGTGGAAGCGGTAGACAATTAACTGATGGGGAATTGTTAGAAGAACGCAATATGTATTTAAAAGCCTATGATGTTGAAGTTGGGAAGCGAAAAAAGGCACGTGCAGAAGAGTTGGACAGGCAAAAGAAAGCTATTCAGCTACAGTATTTAGAAATGCAGAAAAACGGAGCATCTAATGCTGAGTTAGCTAATTTTTTAGATAATGCTACTGCAGGCAACGAGGAACTAACCCTTGCATTTGGTGGTGTTAGAAATAGATATATAAATGCTGAACGTGCAGAAGCAGCCGCAGCTAATAACGCAGCGTACAAAACTAACATTGTACAGATGATACAGAATGGCACACCTGCTAGCGATATTTTAAAATACGCAGCAGAAAACGGAAGCCTTTCCATGCAAGAAATGAGCCAATTGAATAAAGAATTAACTGACAGAGATAACGGAACTGGTTCGTATTCCGTTGATTTATCCGCCGTTCAATCAGTAATGAATGATGCAATGGACGGATTAAAAGACAGTCAAAAAGGCTTGTTTAAAGATGGTTTTAGAAAAGATTTTGGTGCATGGTATCAAAAGTATCTGATGGAACATGGAGAACCGCCAAGCGTTGGTGATCAGATATGGTATGCAAATCAAATTGCAGGCCCTAAAGTAATACAAACAACTCAAGTGAACCATTTATGGGAAAGTGGTGAAAACTATCAAAGCAATGTATCACTTGCAACTTTACATGGTGCAGGATATGTGGATTACAAACCTGTAATAGGTGATGATGGCGGACACTATGTAAGATTATATAGAAATGGTGGCACAGACGAAAACGGCGATTACAACGATTACGATGAACGTACATTCCATCAAACATTTGGTGATTTAGATAACTAAGGAGATAGCATAATGGCTAATCAATGGCATTTTAATAAGTATCAACCGAACGGCACAGTCAATTTAGACGAACATCAAACAGAGTTAAAACCTGTTAATGGTGTTATTGGCAATGCTATTGATGCGGTATCTTCTATTGCTGATACTGTAAAGGATAAGCCGTTCATAGTTGATACAACAGGTAATGACAATAAAATGCTTGTTGCAGACAGGTTAAAAGCTATTGCAGATGCAACAGGCATTGACCCTAGCATTGCATATAATGCAACATTCAGAACATCAGCATTGCAATTCAAATATAATAATGATGAATTGAAAGCTAATGCTGCATTAGAATACGCTAACAAATTAAATATCGGCGCTGATGTAATTATGAATAGCAATGAAGATGGATTTAGAACGGCTGCAACATTAGCTGCACAAGTTGATAGAGGTAGAACTGTACAAGAAATCTATGATGAATACCCAGAAATGTATAAAGTTAAATACAACTCACAAGCCGAGGGTATTCAAGCCATTCAAAACTTACAATCAGTAAAGGCTACACGTGGTATTTTTGATAGTATCCAACAAAGCGTATGGGCCATGAACGACCAAATGAAACTAGGTGATGTTGGTTTTGAAATGGCACATACTACTGATACGGATAGAATTAAAGAACTCAACGATGAAATGGAACGATTGCAAGGCAACTTGCAACAATACAGAAAAGCAGATGCACTAAATCCATTACAAGCCATTGCAGGTGATACAGTTGCACAAGCCTATATGATGGGTAAACAAGGCGGCAGAGGTGCGATTATAGGCGGTGTAATCGGGGTTGACA